AAGAAGTTGAAGGCATATTTAGTGGTATAGCAAAGTTTGTTAAGACATTTAGCGGAGTTATAGGTAAAGTAGCATCAATAATAAAAATTATTGGAGAACCAATCCTAATCATCATGGCTATCTATGATACGGTAAAAGGTGCAATTGAAGGGTTCAAAAAAGAAGGTATAGTTGGTGCAGTTAAAGGTGCATTAAAAGGATTATTCGATGCAACTATTGGAGGGTTCTTAGACTTAATTAAAGATATAGGATCTTGGGTACTAGAAAAGATTGGGTTTAAATCAGCTGCTAAGTTTTTAGATTCATTCTCGTTTAAAGATTTATACAGTAAATTCTTGGACTTAATGTTTGCCCCAGCAAAATGGTTCCAAGATATGCTATTATCTTTATGGAATACTGTTAAGAGTATACAGATAGGACCATTTAGTATATTCGGTAAGAAACTTGGTCCATGGAAACCTTTTGCATCTTTAGGTGGAAGTGATACATCGACACCGTCTGATAATACAAGTGCATCACCAACTTCTTCAGAATCATCTGATAATACAAGTGCAACACCTACGCCGACACCTGCGACATCAGTAAGTCCAGCATCAAATAGTGTACAATCATCTGATCTAGCTCCATCAAGCAGACAAACAGCTGATACTGTTTATACAAGATCTGGAGAAAATGCTGGTATAGCACAAGCTTCTCCAGCTTCAGCACCAGTTTCAGTGGTTAATGCACCAACGACAATAACAAAACAAACATCTAATAACTTGATTAAGCTCCCGGTACGGGATGAAGATACTACTATCCAGCAGTATTATAGATCAAGGTTCGCATATTAAAAAAGGGAGCTTTCGCTCCCTTTCTCTTATCCTTCGTCAGCTATCTTCTGAAAGAAACTCATATCGAATTCATCATCCGCATTGATCTCAGGCGCCTTTGATGCTATCGTAGGGGCTGGAGCCGATGGGTATGATGGAGGTGGAGCTACTGGCAACGGATCAGCTGATAGTTGTTCTGCTGTCGGTGTTGCTGTACCACCACTCAATACTGCATCTAACTTAGCTTTTAACTCGTCATATGACTTAAAGTTAGAAGCAGCAAGAAACTCTGACAGTTTGTGTTGAGCGTTTACTACTTCAAGGATACCTTCATCTGTAGATGCCACTGAAGTAGGTTCTGCAAACACTGATTGGTCATAGTTAGGATAACCTTCAACAGTACGCATACGGATCTTGAAGTTTGCACCTTCCCATAAGTCAAACACGTTGACTGGTTTTTCATCTTCAAACGTTGGTCTTGCTTTGTTCATGATCATATCAAATATCTTTTTACCATACTTGAATAGCATGACTTTGCCATTGTTTTCTGGGTGTACAGGGTCTGATACAACTAAGATGTTTGAGATGAAGTTTAATCTACGTTTTTGTGTACGTGCGATCTCTTTGTTTGCATCTGAACCAGAGTTCCATAGCTTGGTGTTAAGTTCACCAACTGGATCGTTCTGACCTAGTGTCGTGAGTGAGTTCTCAATGTACCATTTACCTGTTGGTCCTTGGAATCCATGTGAGAAGATCTTTACCCATGGTAACTCATCACCTTCCACTCTTGGTAAGAAACGGATAACTGCAGCTGCATTACCTGCTTTATCTCTTTCTAATTTCCAAAAGCGATCGTCTGTGTAAGACTTAGTATCTGAGGAGGGGTTTACTGTCTTTTCGAATGCTGATGCTATAGCACCGAAGTCTTGATTGCGCGAAGCGCGGAGTGTGTTAATGTCCATCGTATTTTCCTTTTAACGTTGTATTAATGTGTATAGAGCATGACTTCTGCTCAGCTTTATTTATACATCCACACATCACGAATGCAATAAATTTATATATCAAGAGTACCTTTTTTGGGGAGGTAGTTATTCTCTATCATGTTCAATTCAATCTTTTGTTTGAGGTTCTTATTGATTAACTTACTGATATCTTCAGGATCAATGAAGTTCTTTTCACAGTATAGTAAGACTGCATCCATATGAGAGATTCGTTTATCTACCACTAGCTCTTCAATAAACAAAGCAAACTCATTTGTGGTCTTAAATATACGGCCTTCCATTACAGCATACCTAGATAATAATCTGTCATCTTGATATTGTGCTTGATGTTCTCAAAAGCCTTATACTTATCGTTATATGCTTTCCAGACTGGCGATGTCTTATCTGTAGTAGCATTCATCTGATCATCGAATAATTCAAGGTACTCCTCGAAGAAAACGTTTAGTTCATTAAGATTCTTATTAAGTTCACCTTTTACCCTGATTAGTTCTGCTTTGTTACCTGTTTGGTAACTATGATTTATATGTTGAGCCACGTTCATGTCCTATTCCTGATTTAAAATAACATTATACCATGATAAAGAATTAATGTACATGCTAATCTATTGAACCGTCTTCAACTTTAAGTTTTATCTTTTTAGCTGGTTTTGGTTGGTCAACGATCTCATTTTGTTTTTCTGCTAACTTTTTAGATTGTTGGTCCACAGCCTCGAACCTCTTCTTAAGTCTTGGCTTGATGTCTTCTGAATTGAACCATAACTCGATGCCGTTTAGGACCTTCTGGATCTCATCAGCTGATAAGAAACCTTTATATGCATCCTTTAACAGCTTCTCACATTGGGCGATAGTGAAGTCTGTGTGTGCTTTAACTGTAGGAGTGTTACCGGCCGATCCGAATGATGCTGTGTGGATCATGATGTATGCTGTATCATAGACATGGACAGCATGGCAATACATGGCGATAAGAGAGGCAGCAGAGTGACATGCACCCATAAGGAATGCAGTCACTTCTGCCTGAGATGAAAGGATGCCTGATATGATTGCTCCAGCAGAATCAAGGTTACCACCATTTGAGTTTATGTATAGGTGGATCTTGTCGTTCTCTGATGCATTTACAAGTAAAGAGATAAGCTCTCTATACTTTCCAGGTTCCTCTATCTCTTGATCTAGGAATACTTCATGTGTTCTATATACAGATTCAATCGTATTGATATGTACATTATTAAGTAATCCACTAAATATACTAGGGACGTTTTCACCTGCAAGTTTGTTCATGATTAACTCTTTCTATAAAATATATGATTCCCGATTACTGTTGTTATATGTACATTTTGCCATTGAGGATGTACTTCCTTTGTATGAAAGAACATGGCACCTTTTGTAACGTCTTCCATGTTCTTATAGTTCATGTATGCATATAAAGCTACGCTTCTTGCATGCTCAAATACTTCTTTCTCATGTCGTGTATACCTATAAGATATTGCTTTGATCCTCTTATAGTCATCACACCACCAAGAAAACTGACACGTCTCTTCTATCTTCTGTGTCATTGTACCACATATAGATGTTGGGTACTTTCCTGAGTGCACCCTGTTAAGGGTAACCATCGCGACAGCTATCTGTCCTTTTGTTGGTTCATATCCAGCTTCGTAGTATACGTTTTGTGCTAGACACTCGACTTGTTGTTTTTCAACCTTTGTTAGTCGTTTAGGTTGTTCGTACTTTGTAAATAATGTTTGTGTTTGTGCTATGTTAAAGCAACACAGATAACACAGAGCCAATATTGCGGCGAAAGTCTTTCTCATGGGGATATTCTCCTTTTGATAGTACTTAGCTTTTTATGCGCTTAGTAGTATTATACTTTAGTTATGAATTAAAGTAAATTTAATTTTTTGTATTGTTGACGGATATCAACTAATTGATTAATGAAGCCCTTACGCTTCTGTTGGAAGATTTGTGGTTTTGCATCGTCTACTCCTATGATTATCGTTAAGTCTGGAACTTTAATTCCTGTAAGTTCTTCGAACATAACTGAATAAGCAGTTGCCTGTAAAAAGTAATGATCTATATTGTTAATATCTTTGGGGTTTTTGGATGTCTTAAAGTCTATTATACTTAATAACCCATCAAACTCTCCGATACAGTCAACGGTTCCTGCCAATTGTAGTTTATCGGAATATAACTTGCTCTCTAGAGCATGTATATTGTCTATCTTATCCACCACTGGTTTTAAACTATTCCATAATTCAACGTCGAACATGTCGGGTTGAAGTGGCTTCCCTAACAGGAAATCCTCACATAGTGTATGGATACGAGTACCTCGGCTAGAAGCCTTTGCTGATACTCTATTTGCCTCTTCTTCACCTACTCGCTTACGCCATTCAGCGATGAATTGTCTATTCAAGAGGCCTGTTACTTGTGTTACGCTTGGATATTTATCTCCAGATGGGGTTTGATATACTCGCCCCTCTGGAGAATCAATCCTTTGTAACACCGGAAACTCATGATATATAAAGTTCTTCAATTATTTTTTATCTGCGAACTTTGCCTTAAGAGTCGGTTTCTTTTTATGTTCTTTTTTAACTTCAGGCTTTGCTGCTTGTTTCTTTGCCGGTTCTGCCTTCTTAACCACAGCAGGTTTTGCCTTAACTGGCTCTGCTGCACAAACATAAACAGTGTAACTAATTAAACCAAATGTAACTGCGATTGCTGTTAATTCTTTTGCATAATTTTTTAACATGATAGTCCTATTATATAATAAAAGTTAATAAAAGTACAATTAAGCTGTGAGTATAGCCAAAGCCTTATCATAGTGGGCTTGTCTCTCTTCGAGACCAAGATATCCACCATTAATAACCTTCGTCATACCTTTGATATCACCTGCATCAGCAAACCTGTTTAGGTTGTTCTTATTCCAAAACCATAGTGCTGAGTATAATGAAGTAGGTATATCATCTGTCACGAGGTCTGGATCATCCATCACTGTTTCTGGATCTTCGAAGAAGTC